GCCTTGCTGGGCCATCTGCTGCGCCATAGGCTGCATTGGGAACATGTTTGGATTGTTCATTAGCTGGTCTCCACTCCGAAGAGGTTAAAGCTTACATTGGCGGCACTGGCGTAAACCTTAACCACATCTGTTTGAGAAAGGCATATCCCGATCACAACCGTTCTAGAAGTGGTTGCCGCGAGATCTTCGTCGTAAAAAATAAACTGCTTGTCATCTGCTGTTGCACCGCCTACATGGATGCTCACTCTGAAGGTGATACCAGAACCGCCTCTGTTACATACCACTAACGAACTCACGGTGGTCTGAACAAGATCGGGTGCCGTGTATAGAGTAGTGGTTGTCGTTGCTGATACATCGACCTGACCGAGTACCTTGATAACGTCTGTCACGATGCGCCCATCAGCAAGAACTGAAACCTACGCATGGCGAGTGATCCCGTCTTGTCACCTTGAGTTTTGGCTTGAACCACATCGTTTTCGATCTGATCCATAGCCTGCTCTATTGTCCTTCGAGTAATCGCTTCGTTATTGAAGTCGTACTCTGTTGGAGGCACTGGCAGGGGATTTTGTCTGGTTGCCATTAGCGCCTTCCGTCCTGTCTCATATCAAACCTTAGATCACCCAATCGCCAGCCAAACCCAGCACCAGAGCTTTCAACACGCACTACCGCATGTCTTGCTCTAGTCCTTATGTTCGACTGAGTGGTGCTTGATGTGACAGTCGCTGTCGCTTGATTAGTTGGTGTTTCTAGCGGGAAGTTACTGCCCTTGATGGTGAAATCCACCGAAGCCCCACCAGTGTCACCACTAAACTTGAAGTCAGGGATAATCCTACTGATCATCATCAACCGATCACCCTCGCCGATCTCTAGATCTCCTGACTCCACAAACGCAGTCATTGCTGAACCGTCATCATCGAATCCTGTTTCATGGTTGTACAGGAAATTAGCATCTGTTGGCCCAGTGTTTACAGATGAGGCAATCGGGTTCGAGGACTTCGAGTAACCCATCCAAGTACCTCTATCCAACGTGCCGATAGCCCAAAGGTTCTCTGAGTAGTTGTACGACACATAGTTTGTGATTTCTGTGTCACCTGAACCTACTGGGTAAAACCATATGACCTCTGAGAAGTCGTTGTTCTCAGCAGCAAACACCTTGAATGCTTGCCCCTTGTTAAGGTTAGAGAACACATGCTCCTTCACGCTACATGGCAGTGGCTGGACTGACCCGTTGTAGACATAGAACCCGCCCGAATCCATGAAGTAGACCGATCCTCTAGCGTTAACCGCTGCGTTTGGTGAGATCATGGATATATCGGTGCTGAGCGTTGCAAACTGAAATGTAAATGGAGCACCCACAAAACGCATTGAGTGCAAGCTGACATCTGTGAACACAAGGATCTCTTGCCTTGTTTGGACTGCACCTATGATTTCGGAGCCAGAGTTTATGCGTACACCGCCAGCAGTATTCGTTGCTGTTGGAGTCCAGTCGGCAGCGTTCTCTTGATCTGAGAAGCGTATAAACAGTGGGTCAATGTTAGATGATCCAATCGGATTTGAGCCAAAAGCTATAACGTGCTGATCTATATCGGAAACTAACACTTGAAGCGCAACAGTTGGCACATTAGACGCTCCGCTCAAAGCGGTGGCGTTTATTGCTCTTGTGCTTGTGCCAGCAGACTCATCCCAGTAGTAGATGCCGCCACCTCGAATGTTAAAGATCAGGTCTTCACCAAAACTGTCTTGACTGAAAAGACGCAACTGACCAGCAGCGAGAGTGCTACTAGAACTGCCCCAAGTGCCAGCGCCCCATGTTCCTGCACCCCAACCTGTTCCCTGGACAAACGCATTTAGACCTGTGTTGATCTGATAGGTTGCAACTGTTGACCCACCGCCATTGCCGCTATCACTAGCGTTTGCCGTAACCGTGGCACCGCTTGTATCTTTTGCTTCGATGGTGAACGTGTTTACCGTGGGGACGGATGCGATCTGATATTCCTGATTCAAGACCGCTGCAATTACATTCCCGCCCAAGGACGCTGCATCAGAAAAGGTAACGAAGTCGTTGACCACTGCACCGTGACCATTCTCCGTAACCGTTATTGTCGAGGAACCGTTTGTTGCCGCAAAGGTAGCGTCACCCGCACCAGCGGTCAGCCTGATAGGCGTTATATCGTTGTAGAGTGTGCCCTCTGAAATATAGAACTTTAGGTTGGTGCCAACTCCAATGTAGCTGAGTGACTCAAGTGAAGACCACTGATGTAGTGACCGGCACACCCCAAAAAAGCTTTGGTCAGAATACTTAGTCCAACCACCGATCTTTTCGACTCGGCCCTGTCTAAACCTAATCTTGTCGGAGTCAAACCAGCCAGCGTCGGCAGTGTACTCGGTGCCTTCTTTGTTGACGCCTGGGGCGAACTGTACTTTCGCCAACGTCATTTAGTATTGACCAATCAATGAAGCCAACCCAACTGGGCCTCCAGTTGCCTTACCAACACTCATCGATGGCCTAACTCTTGGCCCACCAGAAGGGGGCATAGATGTGCCACCCATACCGCCACCCTTACTAACACCGCCCATACCTTGCCGTGTTTGTGAACCAGCAGGGACAGTACTTGCCCCGCCTTTAGCGCCACCTTTCCCAGAAGAGCGAGTTGGATCTACACCCTGTGCTGCGCGTTGCGCCTGCATCGTTGCAAATCTTTCGTCCAGTTCATCTCTCGTTAGCGGCTGGGGTAGGCCACCAAGCCGCTCCATTTTAACGGGTGCAGTGGAATCAACTACTTGTCCGCTAGGAGGAGGCACAGCAGATTGCCTAGCAGCAGCGGGTGAGAAATATCGTATATCCTCTCCTCTGAATATATCTCTATAGTCTGGAATCTGCATCACGGGTTCTGCCTCTGGCACAGGAGCTTGTTGGTTTGCCTCTTGCTCTAAGCGATCTTTTTCTGCTTGAGCGGCATCAGCAGCTTCTTGCGCTATTCGATCTCTTTCTGCTTGAGCAGCAGCTTCAGCAGCGGCTCTGGCGGCAGCTTCCGCTGCATCTTTTTCAACTTGATTCTGACTACGGAACCCTGTGGCAGGATCAATCTCTATCTGCCTTATTGCAGGCTGGTTAGCCAAGAACCCAGCTAAACCTGATGGCCCTCGCACACCGCCGTAAAGGTTTGGTGGTGGGTTGTACGGGCTTCTCTGTCTTGGCAGAGGCGGTAGATATCTGTTTTGAGGTCTAGGCATATATGGCCCAGGATATCTGCTTGGGGGAGGACGGCGAGAAGGGGGTGGCATAAAAGGAGGCGGACGACGAAAAGGAGGAATACCACCTGGGGAATCACTAGGCGGCATTATCGGGCCAAAGACCGGCCCTCTAGTCATCCGACCATAGGTGTCGGCACCCGCCATAAACCCACTTGAACCTCCTCTGCCACCGAGTCGAGGCGATAAACGAGGCGCTTGCCCAGTTGGGGTCATATAGGGGGAAGGACGAGGGTTGAATATAGGCTGTGGCCCACCCCGACCATAGGCACCCGCCATAAACCCACTTGCTGGTAATGCGTCTCCTGGGCCTCCTCTGCCACCAAAGCGAGGATTGAATATAGGCTGTGGCCCACCACCAATCCTCATCTGATTACTAGGGACAACATTTCCACCGCCTTTAGATCCGGCTGTTCCTGGTGTGCTTCTAGCCATTATATATATTCTCCAGATCTAATCATTTCAGTAACACGGATGGCTCTCGTACCAACCTGTTGCGCCCATTTACTATCCATAAATTCATCCGCCGCAACATCAAACTGCTCACGAGACATCGCTTCAAGAGCATTTACAAACCCACGCAATCTGGTCAGACCAAGGTTAAAGCACATGTCAATCATCGCGTCTTGCCTTGCTTCGTTGATGCCATTAAACCAAAAATAAGTGTCAGCTAGTTCGTCTTTCACTCGCGCTATGTCATTTGCCAACAAGTATTCGATCTCATCGTTTGATAAACCGAGACCAGACTCGCTGATATTTCGCCCGACGCCTATGGTTTCGTAGCCAGCGGAGCACAGGTACACCTTGGACTTAACGCCTTCATGGCGTTTGATCATTTCAACAAGCTTACTCATTACTTACCAACACCTTTAACGCGCTCAAATGATCTAGCGCCGCCCAACCCCAACATACCAAGAAGAAGCGGCATCATCACGCCAGCATCGGCCTGAGGGATGATCAATCCGAACCCCGCTGCGATAGGGCTGATGAGAAAATTCACCATAAGGCCCAGCACGCATGTATAACCCGCTAAGGGTCTCCACGACGATTGGAACCAGTTGCCCTTAGCATCTAGCTTGAGAACCTCAATCTGCTCCAAAGCAATCTGTTGCGCGTGTCGCTCACTCATCGTGGCAATTTCGTGGGCCAAGGCGTTCTTAGTGTCAGCGTCAGGAATAAATTTATCCAGTAGCCCAGTTACGGGGCCGACGAGAGATGCTAGTAGGCTCATAATCTATTCCTTATTTTTTACGCCCATACTTTAGTTTTTTTGCCACCCGAATACTCAACAGCGTGACCCTCATCAATCAGAATCTGGCACATACTTGTGCCATCAGATGTCTTTGGAATACCTAAAATACGCCCGTATTTGCCTGTCCCCAAAGATTCTAGCTGCATCTCCTCAGAGCAAAGCTCTGTCAGTCGTGCTTTAGCTGCTAGCCCTAACACCTTTTCCGCTTTGTTTCTGGTGCGAGATTCGGGAGCGTCAATTCCTGCTAACCTAATACGCTGTCTTTTTAGCCACACGTCAAAACCCAGATCGATGTCTACGTCGATGGTGTCGCCATCAATGACCCGAACAAGTTTAGCCTTGTAGTGGTACATATTATCTCCTGCTAGACCACGCTTGAGCACCAAAAAATGCGGCCAGGATGCCTGCAACGGACACAAAATAAACCGCCGCCATATCCCCTAAGATTTTTGCGGCTTGGGACAGCCCGAAGAACTCACTGGCAACGACCAACGACGGGTAAAGAAGCATTCCCCACAGAGCAAACCAACTCATACCGCGCTGAGCGTCTGCTCGCTCGTGGTGGAGCCGGAGTTCCAACAACTCTTTGCTCGTCTCGATCTCGTCATCACTGAGGATGCCATCGCCATCAGAGTCAAACTCGGCGTACTCGCTGCCTTCTTCTAGTCGTTTCGCTGCCATCGTCAATCCCAGAACCGTGTGTTGGGTTGTGCAAATTTAGGTATGCAATACGCGGTCACATTTTGTTGTGATGATATTCTATTATTTTGCACCATTTTGTACTGCCCTGATTCGATCATATGAGCAAAGAAATTACAGCGGTCAATCGTGCGAAAGAAAAACCTTTCTTCGATTTGGGCGTTGTCTACAACGACGATAAGTAGGAAGGCCATAATCATGGCATGTCTAGCCAGTAACTAGCGGCAAACAAAAAAGTCGGCCCTGCAATCCCACTAATCAAAACAGCCCAAAGTACTTTTTCCAATATGCTCACCCGTATACCTTGACCATGATCACAAAACCCGCTGCGATTATGGCACCACCAATAATCAACGTAGTGCCTCCAACTAAGATCTGATTGATAAGGTGGTCACGCGCTTTCTTCTTGCGAGCAATCATCCTTAAATGCTCTTGCCTATCACGGTCTTGTTGCGCCTTTGCAGCCTTGAAGTCGTCAAGGAGCTTCGGATCTGCCACCAATAAAAGATCATGGACTGACTGCCAATGACGCTCGTATTGGCGCTTTATCATCTGGAGCTTCAAGATTTCATTCTGGCTAAGAGGTTTGAACGTGCTTTGTCGGCGTTGCGCCTCAAATTCAGTAATGCCTTCGCCAAAGTCAGAGATCATCCCCATGACTTGCTGGACACCTTGCCCAGTCTCATTGCATTGAGCTATCAGATTATTCAGAGCCGAAAGCGTTGCTGTGGCTGCTGCGATGCTCTCAATTACCACGGCTTAATAAAATTGTTAGCTAAGGAATTGAGGCAAGGCAACTGCTAGGATGACCGTGACGTATACTCCCCAAATCATAGATTCGAGACGATCAAACCGTTTGCTGCCTGAGTCCAAGCGCCTCTCAATAGCCTCATAGCGAATGGCGCACTCCTTTTCGTGGGCTTCGATCTTTGCGATTGCTTTCTCTGTAGGAGTCATACGGATACGCTCACTCGTTGAGTAGGTGCAAGCGGCTGCGCCTCAACTTTGTTGCCTTCTTTAGTATAGATGGTGGGGATGATCGTCTCGACAGCTTCGCGCACAGTCTGGCCTTCAGCACCAGTGCGGAGCCTTTCTTGTTTCTGTACCGCTATCTGCTTCCAGCTTATCTGAGCAGTTTCGCTTACTGATCCAACATCCATAGGACGCTACTTGTCTTCCGATTTCCAGACGTTGAAAGCGATGATGTTCATTATCTTATACGCCTTCATTCCCCAATGGTTGACCGGCGGGGAGGTTGTTGCACACAACACTGCTGACAGTGCGA